GCTGATGCCGTGACTGGAGGTATCGTGCACGGTGCAATTCTCTACCGTTGCCCCGTTCACCGCGTACAGTTTGATCCCGGCGTGCTCGGTGTTATACACCTCACAATCCGAGATCGTGATGTTGGTGCACGGCGTGCTGCTTCCACCGGTGACCTGAATGCCGTCCCCCGCTGACGTCCCCGTCGCGTTGTCTGGGTGGATCGTGCATCCATCGAGCACGCAGTCATCGCAATCGTCGAACTGCACGCCGATGTACTGCGTATTATAGATCTCGCAGTCATAGTATTCGATGTGGTCACAGTAGGTGTGCCGGCACAACTGCGTGCCCACCGTCAATTGGCCCTTGAACTTGAGATCGTAGAAACGGATATAGCTCTCCGAGGTCATCTCGACCAACCGGCCGCCTGACCCCGTTCGCTGCAACTCCGCCTGCCCGGCGTTCTGGGCCCGAAACGTGATGTAGCCGTTCGCCGCGCTGCCGCTGTTCCAATTCTCCTGCTGAGTGCTCTGCGCGTAGACGCCATTCTTGAAATAAACGGTGTCACCCGCCGTCGCGGTCGTCGCTGCCTTGTTCAGCGTCAGCCACGGCTCCGATTCCGTGCCCGGGGCCTCGTCGTCGCCATCGGTGGCCACCCAGTACGTCGTCCCCGTCCCGGTGACCAGCACCGTGCTGCCGTGCCCTTCCCCCGACGCGATCGCCGACGCCAGCAGCCGCAGGTTGACCTGCGCCGACCCGAACGCCTCCAGCGATGCGATGGCCGACGCCACCACGTAGAATTGAATTGTTAAGGTGCCAAACGCCTCCCCAGAGGCGATCCCTCCCGGAATGATCGTGATCGCGCCGCTGACAGAAACCGTGTGGCTGCCAAACGCCTCTTGAGACGCGATCCCCGTCGGCGCGATCGTCTGCGGCGCGGCTGTGACTTTCCGACGGCGCGGCCGATAATCGAACGGCCGCCGGTAGACGAACCTAGCCACCAATCTCCTCGATGTACGCCACCCCGCTCATGGTGAGCTCATCGCCTGGTGCCGTCTGCAGTTCAATGATCAACCGACCGCTGGGCGAGATCACCGGCCTGCATTCCGGCGTTGGGAGCCACACGTATCCATTGAGCACGTTGAACGCCGCCGAATGCAGGATCGTGCCCTCCGTGCCCTGCGTTGTGTTGTTCGCCTCCACCGTACCCCCGAATGCCGCATCGCCCACCTCTAGCGGGTTCGCCGTCACGCTCGACCCGCCGCTGCCGCTCGTCGTGCCCCGGTGGACGAGAATGTTGAGCTGCTCGCTGTCCGTGTCGCTACTCTGCGAGATCTCGAATCCATGCACCACCACGACCGCGTCACTGGGCGCGTTGATCTCGAACAAATCCTGCGCCGCCGAAACGGCCACCTCCTCAAACGTCGCCGAATACATCCGTCCCATCGTCCGCTCCTATCCGTTCCATCCGTTTAATCCGTTGACCTACATCCTCACCAACGGCCACCGCCGATCCCGATGCACCCGCCCTGGCACCGGCGGAAACGCCCCTGTCGTATAGGTCACGTCCAGTTTGCCGCAATTCGCCGAATCACCATCGTATGCCGTGATCCGCGCCGCGTCCGAGCCGGTGCTGTCGTGCAGGATCAGCACCACCGCCTGCACGGTATAATCCCCCACCAGCTCCTCCAGGATCGAATCAACCTCTACGAGCTGCCAATCCGTACCCACGTCCACCAGATTGACGTTCACGCTCGCCGTCGTCGCCGTCCGGTTGGCAATGTCGCTGCTCGACTCTGTAAACGTGCCCGGATTGGCGCCATCCTCTCCGTACAGCGGCCGGTTGTTGATCGTGTCAAAGTTCGCATGATCGAATCGGAACTGGAAATCAGCGTTCGATACCGTCGCGCCCTGCGGGATGCTAGTCCCGGGCACGAACCGCCAGCCTAGATAACAATCGCTTCCCTGGTACAGCCGCAGGTACGGCCCGGTGAGCGTCACCGTTCCATCGGCGTCCTCGGCGTCATCGCTGCTCGCGCTGACCTGCATGTTCTCTGTCGGATCGAACACCAGATCCCCGTCCGGCAGGCCGGCCAGCGTGCCGCATCGCACCCCGACGGCCAGGTAATAATCGCTGCCATCGCGATAAAACCGCTTGCGCAGCGGGGCGCTGATCTCGAAATCGCTGGTCCAGACCGCCCCGATCGGCATGAACGCCAGCAGCCGGTCGGTCGCATCCCGCAGCTCTATCGCCTCGCCATCGTCGGCGAAATCGCCGTCGGTGTCCTGCTCGACGCCATCGCGGAGCACCTTCGGCACGCCCGACCAGTCCAGGCGATAGACGAACCCAAACCACGTCTCACTCGCTGGCGTCTCTGGCGGCGCGTTGGCCTCCACCCAGGTCCTGGCCGCCTGGTTGACCGTCACTTCCTCTTTCAGCCGCTCGCCGTTGGCCCGCCAGGAGATGGCCACCTCCCCGCCGCCTGGCGTGTTCCAGATGTTGCGCCAGGTGGCGATGCTCTCGACCGCTATAGCGTCGTCGTTCGGCCCTATTGTTAAAGTGCGTGTTTCACGGTTCAGATCGGCCCGATCGTAGCTCGGCGCCCCACCGATGTCCTGCCACGACCTAGTCGGCCAGTGGAGGTATCCCACTCGCAGCAGCCGGAATTTGAACCAATGCGCCCCCTGCCGGCCGCCGAATCCGATCCACCCGTCCACGTCGCCGTGATTTTCCAGGTCCTTGCCCAGCGCGTAATGCCAACCCGCCGCCGTGATCCGCCAGCCGTCGAACTGCGGGTTGTCCACCCGCACCGGCGTCGCGTCTATCGCTGCATCGTAAACCCCACTATCGATCGTGGCCTCGTAATGCAGCGGCGCCAGCCGCACCGATAGGACCCGCTGGTTCGGATCGGCTGTGTCCTGGTAGGTCCGGCTTCGCAACCCCCGCAGGTCGGTCCGTTCGACCCAGGCCATCAGCTACCCCTCAATCGCATCCCTCAGCGATCACCGGCCAATACGCCGGCAGATCCCCGATCTCCCGGCTGTACGATCCATGCTGCCACGGATAGTAGACCTGTGGCACGCCATAGGAACACATCAGGGCCCGCGCTGTTCGCAGCTCCTCGAACGTCGGCAATTGATAGTATCCGTCACTCGTCTCGTAGACGTTGATCATGAACACGAGCTGCGAGCCCGGCATCTGCCCTCTCCAGGCCGCATAATCTCCATTAATCCGGCTGAGCACGGTGGCCATGCCTCGATGCCACGCGGTCGGGAACGTGCAACAGTAATCGCACATCCCATCGCTCAGCACCTCGCCCTCGGCGACCGGCCTGGCCAGCGAGGCAATGTCCGTCCACAGCGGCACGTCGGCGTAACTGTGGAGCAGCGCGTACAGCGCCCGCTGCGCGTCCGAATCGGCCTCGTAATCGCGGCTGTCATATGGCTCGTGCAAGATGTACACGGCCCCCAGCGCCGGATGACCCTCCACGAGCTGGAGGATCTCCACGCCCCGCGCCGACACGCTCCACGACCCGCCGCTGATGCTCCACGGCTTGTCCGTGTTCCTGGACCCGTCATAGATGTGCAACAGTACCTTGAGTCCCAGCGCTCCCGCCGCGTCCAGCCCATCCAGGATGTCCGCATCCCGCCACCCGGGCGTCACCCGGAACTCGATCCAACTCGCCCCCAGCTCGTCCCGCGCCGTCTGCCACCTGTCGTCCGGGATTCGCACCACCCCGTGCCACACGCCGCTCGGCGCCGGCGTATCTGTCGGGACGGGCGTATCCGTTTCAGGTACATCCGTTGATGTGGGCGTCGCCGTACTCGTCGGCGGGACCGTCGTGCTGGTTGGCGATGGCGTGCCCGTCGCTGTCGGAATAGGCGTGTCGGTCGCCGTCGGCACCGGTGTATCCGTTTCATCCGGTACATGCGTTGACGTACTCGTTGGCACCGGCGTATCCGTTTCATCCGGTACATCCGTTGACGCCGCTGGGCACGTCGCGCACACCGCCGACTCCCCCGGCAGCAGCACGATCGGCGACCCCTGCCCGATCACCACCTGCGCCCCAATGCCGGCAGCGATCCCCAGCGCCACCCCGAGGACGATCCCCAGGCTAAACAGAACCTTCTCTCTCACGGTCCCCTCCTACATCTCCCCGAACGCTTCCTCGCTCTCGATGCCGCTCGCTGTGAGCTCCTGCAACAGCATCGCCCGCTCGGCCTCGCTCATCTCCTTCACCTGGGCCGCGATCTTCTTCGATGCCGCTTTCCGCGTCATCTCCGCGTTGGCCCGGCGCATCTGCTCCGCGATCGCCGCTCGCCGCGCCACCAACTCGTTAACGAGCCCCTCCAGCTCCTCGTATGACAAGCTCGCCGTATCGATGGCCAGCAGATCTTCAATCTTCTTCTTTTCGAACATCTTTTGCCTCCTCCACGATCACGGCCGGCCTCCCGAAGGCCTCCCGCGATCGGATACTCGGAATATAGCGCCGCAGCCGGCTGTCCCAGGCCGCCAGCTTCCTGGCCTCGCCCAGGATGGCCCAATCGTCGGTCAACCCGAACGGCGCTCCCGTCCGCATCAGGATGGCCTGATCCAACGCCACCCGCTCCGCCTTGGCCCACTCCTCGGCCCGGTTCGCCTGGAATGCCAGCGCCTTGGCCAGCGCCTGCGCCGCCTTCCACGGCAGATCGGCTACCAGCCGCCCGTCGTGCAGCAACAGCACCCGCTCGCCCTGGACCCGGACCGTGAGCGCCTTGATCCTCGCCGCCAGTACCATTACAGCTTGAAAATCTTGTTAGCGCCCGAATCCCACTGAACCGTGATGTCCCCGCCATTTGGGGTGGCCGGCAGCCCGGTGGCCGTATCGATGTTGCAGATCATCCGCGACGTGGACTCGGTCCCGGTGTCCTGGTAGATATCGACCGATTCAAACTCATCTCCAGTCACCGTCGAGACCGTCACGTCGGCCGCATCGGCCACGCCGGCGTCTACCGTCTTGCTGGTGAAATTGTCGCTGGTATCCACCCGCGACGCTGCCGCCCGGTCGGCCAGGTCCTCGTCGAGCGCCAAATCAATGGTATCGTCGGCTTCGTCAACGAACACCAATTTGATGTTGTCCGTGTCCCAATCGATCGACCCGTCCAGGAATCCCTCCCGGCCGTGGTCGTAAAGGCTATTTGCCATTTCCAATCTCCTATTCTGTTTCCATTTGCGCGGCAGAACCGCTCACTTGCTCTAACCTGACCCAATCTAGCATCGCCCCTGTCTCCCGTGCGTAAAATGCCAGATTGTGACTCCCCATGCCCAGCCAGATCTCCACCGGTGTGTACACGTCCGAGACGTACTCGGTGTGGAAAATCCCCACCACCGTATCCCACAACCAGATCGGCCCAGCGTCCACCTGCACCCAGAACGAGTTCCGATTGCTTCCCGACGCCGCCACCCGGCACTGCAACCGGTATGTCCCCGCCTGTGGGACAAACACCCACTTGGAAGCTTTCTCGGCACATGGCATCTCCCGGCAATCCGGCTCGTTCTCGTCCACATAGATGTACTGACCGCCGCTCGCCTCCGCGTGCGTCCCGATCTGGAAAACGTCCCACAGCGTGAACGTCTCCGCTTCCCACTCGAGGCCTGGCATCGGCGTGACCGTCCCCGCCGTCGGCGTCGGCAGCGGAGAGATCGTCGTCAGCGTCGCCGTCGGCGTTGGCAACGGCGAGACCGTCGTCAACGTCGGCGTCGGTGTGGGCGTCGCTGTCTCGGTCGGTGTTGCCGTCTCCGTCGGCGCGGGGATCCCTGTAGTCGTCGGTGTCTCCGTTTCCGGTACAGCCGTTGACCACGGCGGCTGCGTTGGCCACGGCGTCAACGTCGGCGGCGGGCCTGGACAGTCCTGTTCAGGTGGCGGTGTCGGCGTGAATCGGCACGTCGGGCTCGGCTCCGCTGGCCACGGTCCATAGATCGGACACGTCGCTGTTGGCGGATACACCGGCACCCCCGGACAATCCACCCACCACGGCGTCTCCTCCAAGTAGAATTCGCCCCCCCTCCGGCCCCGCAGCCGCCACCACACCCACCCCAACCGCCACGATCGCTACGATCGCCATTCCCAGCCGCATCCGTCCATCCATCTCCGCTTACCCCCTGCGCAGATAATGTACCTTATCCGCCCTGCCGCAACCGCCGCAACGTCCCCGGTCCGATGCCCGGCACGTCCAGGATTGCCTCGTCCGGCATCTCCAACAGCGCCGCTAACGTCTCGATGCCCTGCTCGGCCAGGTACTGCACCACCGCCGGCCGCAGATGCGCACTCAGCTCATTCTCCACTGCCGGCACGGACTCCGCCTCGACGATCACGACCTCCTCACTATCCAATCCCTGATCTCTAATATCTGGATCTGGCTGGCCCTCGTCCGTCGTGTCATTCTCGATGATCCCCTGCCGGATCGCCTCCTCACGCGGGATCGGCGAGCCGACCGCGTACACCAGCCGCCCGTCTCGCACTACCCGCTCCCGGCTGCGCCATGGCGATTGCTGCTTTGTCTCTCGCGTTGATCGAATCAGCATATTCTCCTCCCGGCAGGGGGCGAGGCATATATCGCCCCGCCCCCTCTATTTTCGTGCTACGGTATCCGCTTCAAGATCAGCTTCACCGTCGGCGTGGTCGCGTTCGCACCGCCGAGCGTGATGTACCCGCGCCAGTACGCGCCAGAGAGGTTGGTCACGCTGATGGCCACAGTCCCGTCGGCCGTCTGTGCCGCACAGGCCCCGCCCAACACATCAACCCAGACGCTGTTGTCGGGCGAATACTGCAACTTGACCGTCTGTGTGTTGATGTCGGTCTCGTCCATCGTGCAATACAACTCCGCACGATTGAACACGTTGACGCCTACCTGCCGCGCCACGTTCTCCGTCGCCGCGCTGGCTGTGATGCTGTCGCCGCTCTGCAGCGTGACTACACACCACGGACTGTTGCCACAGTAGTAGGTCGCCAGCTCCGGCGCAGCCGCCTCAGACGCCTCGACCACCTGGCCGCTGAACCGGTGAAATCAATGTGCGTCACCCCCGCCGGGCGCAGGACGCCGAACGCGGCCCGCATCTCCGACAGGATGGCCACCATGTTGCGGACAAAGAAATCGCTGTGACTGTCGCTGGCCGTGACCGTCGCCTGCTCGCGGTCCCACAGCATGACCGCCTGTTTCCATCCAGCGTCGATCGCGTTGCCCTCGGTGAGGACGTCACTCTGTACCACCGGCTGGCCCCACAGGTACACCATGCCGTTCTGCCGCATCTGCGGATCGCCGACCAGGTACCGCCCCTCGGTGTCCTTCGCCAGCAGGATCTCGTCCAGGTCGTCTGGATGCATCAGAAACGCCGTTGGTACCACGCGCCCGGTCACCCGGCACAGCGTCGCCGCCTTCTTCAAGCAGTCCAGCCGCGTGTCGGCGCCCAGATTCTGCACGTTGATGCCGGTCACGTTGAGGATGCCGGTGAAATTCTCGCCCGTGCCATCCCCGTTGACCATCTGATCCTCCAGCTCGAGCTCGAGGCCGAGCCTGAGCTGACTGTCGATGATGCTCCGGATCTGGCCCGCATCCGCCAGCGCCCGCCGCGTCGCCGGGATCCAGTGCGCGATCGTCTTGACCGCCTCCTGGACGATCTCCCAGGCGATGGCGCTTTCCGGCTTGGTGCCCGAGGTGTCACCCGTCGCCGTCGCCTCAGCCACCGCCGCCGCCGCGATGGTATACGCAGTCTGACGCACGTACTCCACCAGATCGCTCCCGGTCGTCCCGATTGAGACCAGGTCGCGCAGCGTCAACGGCCGTTGCAACAGATCCACGTAGATCGGCGTCCGATCAGCCACCACGAACGCCCCGGCGCTGGTATCACTCGCGCCGGTGACCAAGGTCTTGAACAAGCTCGGTACCGCCAGCGGCTGGCCGTTGATCCGCCCCTTTGAATGGGCAAACGGCTGTACTTGCTTGAACTCGTCACTCTCGACGAACATCTGCCCGACCGTCTTGCGCTCCGGGACCTTCGGCGCCGGGCCCGTGGTCACCGGCGGCGGGGTGCTCGCCGGTGCATGATAGAATTGGTGCATCTCCCCCACGCCCTCGACCAGCCCGGCCTTCTTCTCCACCTCCTCGATCTCGCCGCGCAGCTTCTTCGCCTCGTCGTATTTCGCTTGCACGAGCTGCGTCACCTCGGCATTCGGGACCTCGTCCTCCGGCACGGCGTCCAGCGCCTTCTGTGCCTCGGCGATCAGCCCCGCCGCCTTCTCCCGCAGCTCGACGATCTTCTTTCTCAGATCCATCTTGCCACCTCCTACAGGATATTCTCCAATTCTGCTAATCTCAGCCGCCACTGCATCACCGCGAGTGGATTCACCGCGAGTGGGCGATCTTTCCCGTCGCCCGGCTCGTCCTCGTCCTCCGGCTCGCCGATCTGCCCGGCTGCCTCAAGCAGGGCTGTCAGCGCAGCGATGCCGCCCGCCGAAAATGCCAACCCCGCTTTCAATTCCTCCATCACCGCCTGCACTTGCGCCGGCTCTGGCTCGTTCAACGCCGCCACCACCAGCGCCCACGCTGCCGCTTTCTCCTCGTCCTCCCAGGGCGGCGTCCGGTCCAGTTTGCGATAATACCGCCCCAGGTGACGCTTCGCTCCCTCGATGTCCCCATCGTCGAACTCAGCCACCCCACCCCGGGCGCCCATCAGCGCCCCGGCGGCTGCGAAAATCCCGCGCGGCACGGCCGTCAACCGGTCGTCAATCACATCGGCGATGAGCAGTTTGTAGCCGCCGAACTTCTCCGGGTCACTCCGGTCATAAAGTACATGCGCCTTGCGGTATTTCGGCCAATCAACCTCGTCGTCCGCCCCGGTCGCCCAGGCCCGCACCCGCCGCTCGGCGGCTGTCCGATCCCAGGCCCGATCCGTGTCCGCCAGCGGCAGGTCCTGGTAAGAGACGACTGCCTTGAATCCCAATGTCACCGCCCCCTCGTTCATCCCCCAGTTGACGGGTGACAGATCCCACAGCCGCACCTCGCGCAGATTCCGCACGGTTATGCCTCTGTTGTCGTCCTCCTCGAAATCAGAGACCACCGGATCGTAGCCGATGCTGTTCTCGTTGATGGCGCCGGCCTTGATGCCGGTCAGCACCTCGCGTCCGCGCTCGGTGTTCAAATACTCGATCTTGGTCATCAGTCCGCCCAGCGCCTCTGGGAATCTGCCCCTCACTTCCTCCGGCAGTTCCTCGCGCCCGACCTCTTTGGCCCACATGGGCACGCCGATCGGCGGCAGCCACGAATCGTGCTGCCACAGCACCCGCACCCGGTGAAATCGCTCATCGATCGTCTTGGCAAATGCGCCTGGGTGCAGCACGTCCGCCCCCTCGTCCACGTTCCCAAACAGCGCATTCAGCGCCACCACCTCGCGCTCGTTCTCGATTCCTTCCACGATCATCGGCATCGCCTTCCGCTCTGCCGGCTCCTGATAATTATGCCGTTTGGCCATGCTTACCTCCCTTCCATCCCCTCCGTCCCATCCCTTCCATCAATTCCGATAATACCCGTACCCGGCATTTCCCGGGAAATACTAAAACTTGGCCAGCAACGTACACCGGCAAAACGGATGCAACGGCGGATGATTCACCTGTTCGTAAGTGAATTTCAACCGCTGTGTCTTGCCTGCCGTGTCCACGATCGTCATCTCCTGCCCCTGCTCCCAAAATGGATCCCCGATGGCGATCGTTGTCTCGTTCATCTCCAGGCAAAAGAGACACGTCCGCTGATCGATCGGGTTGTACCACTCCTTTATCTCTGCACCCGCGCCCTGGTAGGCCATCAGCGCCCCCGCGTTCGAGCTGCGGATCGTCTCCGTCCGGGCGATCATCTCTGCCCGGGTGCGGCTCCACCCGTCGTAAAGATCCGTCAACGCGCTCTGCATGCGCGGGATGCTCCAGCCCTCGTCCTGCGCCTGCCCGATCAGCCCGCCCAGGTCCGAGATCGTCACCCGCTGCAATTTCTCCGTGAACTTGAACGTATACCCGGCGATCCACTGCACCACC